GATTTGCACTTGCATCATCTGCTTCTAATGCTTTCATGTACACTACATCTTCTGCTTCTAGTAGTGGTTGTCTGACTTCTCTAATCTTATCTTGAAAGATTTTCTTAGCCTCAGTCATGTCTTCAGAAATAACTTTTCCATTTAATGTCCAAGCTCCTCTGAAATGTCTATCAGATGGTTTAGTTACTGTTGAAGCATCAACTGTTTTACCATCTTTATCCATTATATATGTTTTTGGCATTGTGTTCTCCTTATGCTGCCTTATGAGTGGCTATTGTTTCTTCATCAATTCTCCAAGCATTTCGCCACTCTCTTGTGCTTGGAAGTTGATTCTTTTTGCAAATTAATAATCTTGGTCTATTAGCTTTCTGATATTCTCTCCATACTCTTTGTGGTATGTCTTTCATGATTAAGTATTCTATTGCTTGTTCTTCTGTCATTGCATCAATAGGTTTAGTATTGTGTAACAAATAACCTCTTGTGTGTTTCTTGAAGTCAGGCTTTGCTTCATCTTCTTGCAATGCCCAATAAACTTCTACAGGTGGTAATATGCCACCTTGCAATGCACAAGCCATCCAATTAGGGTCAGGTATAGTTATCTTAGCAGGTGAATCAGGTTCTTCAGGGTCTTCCCATACAACACGATACTCTGATTGTTTGCCTTCTAATTTTTCTTTTGCCCAACACAATCTTTCCCATAAATGTGTTCCTTGAAACTCAGGTGTTTTTATTGTCATGCTAAATCTCCTACTATTGCGTGTCCATTATCTGTTGTATCCATTAGAGCACTATGTCCATACATATAAGCAACATCTACATGGTCTGTTGAAGAACTTTCACAACATACATAGTTATATTCAGTTCCTATGGTTGCATCCCCTGCTCCAAGTAAAGCATAATCTGCATTGCTCATATTATTAGCAAAATTTATTATTGAACGACCTACTGCCGTATCAGATGCTGAACTGACATTAAAGCTATCATTAACTGTAACTGCATCTGCTGTATTACAATTTAATCTTGCCCAAACTTTATTGACACCATTAAAAATGTAACTTGTATCAATAGACTTCTCTGTATTTGTATTAACTTGGTCAGATGTTGTTAATGTATCAAATGCTATTGTTCCGTTTGCCATTATGCTAAGTCTCCGTGTACCACTATTCCACCTCGTCTTGGGTCTTCTTTAGTATTTGCAGCATTAAAGTAAACTGCTCGTGTAGAAGAAGTAACATTTTTAATATCAGCTTCACTATCACTACCATAAAGTGAGCTATGACCAAAACCACCATCATTGTTTCTTATCATCATACTTGTTGTAACATAATCTTTGCTATTCATATTGTTAGTAAAATTGTGGGTGAAATCCCCGGCATCGTGGTCTGTTATAGTTGTAGAGTTTAAATTATCTTCTACGCTATCATCTAACAAAACGGATGACCAAACCTTCGCCAACCCTTGTTGCAGATTAGTTGTGGTTGAACCACCTTCTCCTGTAACAACAATGCTACCTGCTGTAGATGTACCTGTTAGGGTGTTTGTCTTAATGGTACTCATGCTAAATCTCCATGAATTGATAAACTATGGTCATGTGTTTCTTGTCTAGTTCCATCTGTAGCCATAGCACCACTATAAGTAAAAGATGATGTAGTTCTGCCACCAAAATCATTGTTAGAAGATTGACCACTTGTATTTCTTGCTTCCCAATGGTCTCCATATCCTGAACTAAATGTTGTGGCATAATTTTTATTAGAAAAAGCATTTGTAAGACTATAACTTATAACACCATCTGTACTTTCATCTGTAATACCTGTTACGTTAAAAGAATCCATTGTTGCTTGAGATGTTCCACCATAAGATGCCCATACTTTAGCAGCGTGTTGTTTAGTAAGTGTTGCTGCACCACCACCTGTGCTTTGTACTGTATCTACTTTAATTGTACTCACGATGTTACCAACCTTCCACCACTTTCTACTGTCAATGTTACACCACTAGCGACAGTTAAAGGACCTGTAACTTGTGCATTCTCTGTAGCAAGTATCGTTACGTTAGAAGTTAAACTTTGTGAGTTTGTTCTAAACATACCACCAAATTTAAAGTTACCTTTGTTCTCTGCTGCAGGAGTGATGTTACCACCTGCTAGTTCAAGAAAATATACAAAAACATTATTTGTTCCTGCCGAAGGTGCGTCACCACTGCCAAAAGTAAGAGTGCTACCATCAGGAATAGTATACTTAGAGCTATCCTGTATTACACCATCAACTGATACAAGTATGTCTTGGACATTTGATACTGTTCTACCTAATGCGAATGTAGTGTCACTTCCATCGCCATCGAACCTGACTACTGCAGGTGAGGCTTGAAAGTTTGCAGGAAGTGGATTACCTACATATGCCATTATGTAATCTCCATGATTGATACTGCTATGTCAGTTGCACCTGATGCAGTTAGTTTTAAACTATCTGTTGTTTCCATCACAATCTTATTACCTGATAATAGTTCTAACGAAGAACCTGCAGGTATAGGTGCATTTGTCACTAACTCTACATCTGCATTGTTTCCACTGTTAGTGCCTGAAGGTGGTCGGCTAGATGTATCTGAACTTAATGTAACTGTTGCAGTCACTTGGCTTGTTGTTGTATTACCAAGCATGACTCCTAACACTACTGTTGTTGTAGAACTGCCTACTGTATAAACTGTTGCTTGGCTCGTAGTACCTGCAACTGTTATAACTTTAAATGTATTTGCCATTTTTCTATTTCCTTATAATTATACACTATTTATGTTTTTTTGTCAAGTTAAAATTAACCTAACGCAATGGCTAACGCAGTTGGGTCTTCACTTGAGAACCCTGCACTAGTCAAATATGTTTTTAAAGTAGTCAATGCTACTTGTTTCATAGTACCACCATCGTTGGTTACTAATCTGTCTGCATCTGCTAATGTAATTGCTGAAGCAGAGGTGTCACCATCCATGATATTTAATTCTGTTGCAGTAGATGTTACTCCATCTAAGATGTTTAGCTCTGCAGTAGTGGATGTTACTCCGTCTAGAATGTTTAGCTCTGCAGTGGTAGATGTAACACCATCAAGTATATTTAACTCTGCTGCAGTAGAAGTGACACCATCAAGAATGTTAAGTTCTGCTGTAGTTGATGTTACTCCATCTAAAATGTTTATCTCTGTTGCAGTTGCAGTGACTGCTACATTTTCATTTATTTTTGGACTTGTTAATGTCTTATTAGTTAATGTATCTGTTGTATCTGTTCCTATAAGAGTAGTTGTAGCAGTTGGAAAACTTATAAGAGCTTCAGAATGATTAATTTTATTAGAGCCACTAACAACTGCGTGATTACCCATGTAAGCATGAGATGAACATTGATAATATAATATGCTTGGAGTATCTTCATCTACATCTATTTGAGTATATGCTCCTGAACTTCCGGGAGTACCATTTGTTGTAACACCTGTGGTATACGCAGTGGTTTTATCTGCATCTAAATAAAATCTTAAAGGATGCCCACTATTACTACTGTCTGCTTGGTCAAATTTATAATAATATCCTGAGTCAGATGTTACATTGTCTACACCATGTAAAGTCAAGGCAGGAGATTCTATGCCATTTAAAAAGTAAGCATTACTACTCCCATCTCCATTGTAAGGATGTGCAGCAGTTTTACTAGCTACTGTAACTGTTATTGTTATAGGAGCAGAAGAACTACCATATATACCTGCGTGTGAGTCAGCAGAACTTATGCCTACATCTTCTAAATCTTTTCCTTGAGCATCTAAGTCTCCCCCTAATTGTGGAGTTGTATCTGCTACAACGTCTGTTATACCACCAAGTCCTGATGATAATGTAGCAAGTGTAATCTTTTTTAGTCCACTAGCAGAGTTGTCAAACATCAATAATGTATCATTAGATGTATCTAAAGATGTTTCTGCAGATTGTCCACTAATAACATTTGCATTTAACATTGCAGTTTCCACTGCATTATTAGCTATAGTTACTGCACCTGTGTTTGATATTGTAACATCACCTGACACTGCTACAGGATTAAAGTTAGTTCCATCTGCAACCATGATGTGACCACTAGTATTTGTTCCAAGTGTTATATCATCTCCTGAAACTGTTAAGTCACCTGCTACTGTTACATTTTGACTTGCGTCTATTGTTAATGCAGTAGTGCCTCCTGTTGTCATTGTTATAACATCAGAGCCTGAGAAAGCTATGCTAGTATTTGTATCTGCATCACCTGCTATACTATCTAGTTGTACACT